GATAACTTCACGGAAAGCCGTGGTGTTAATCGCTGTCTCAGGCACAACATCAATAATACGGAATGGGAATGCAGCTGTATTAGCTGTGGTATTAGCTTGAACTGAAGCACCAGAATTACCAGTGGTATTAGAACCGGTACCTGCGCTACGAATAGCATTCAAACCAACAACAGAACGAGACACATAAGTAACAACTGCTGCGTCACCGCTATCAGTTACTGCACACTTAAAAGCAGCTTGTGGATCAAGAACCACATAAGCAATCGCGCTGTTTACGCCAGTAGGATAGTACTGAGCTTGGACAGTTTGACCTGAGCTATTTACGTACTGACAACCAGTAAATACACCGAGTGTTGGCTCGGTAGCTGAGTTGTTAGTTACGCCTGATTTTTCAATAGTTCCACCGGAAACTAATTTAACAACGTCGCCAAAATAGATGGCTGTACCATACGATGCAGTAATTGGATACTGACGAATGGCGCCGGCATAAGGTTTGCCGTCTACGCTGTTAAGGGCTAGAAATCCGTATGGAGATTCAACGGTTGGATAAGCCATTTAAAACTCCTTTAAGTTATCTACCACGTCCAAAAGTAACATCCGAACGCTTCTCACTAAACATCGGCATGCGGGAATCACTTTCTTTCATGAAGTTATTATCCACAGATAAAAGCTGTTGTTCGGACATACGCTCGTAATAGCGCTGCCGTCCATTAGCATTTTGCTCTGTAGTCTTGCACAACATTAAACCACCGAAAGTCACTAACCCAGTCTTCGAGGGGGTTGTACCCGGTGCACCTAACTCTAGAAGAAGTTCAGGATGATCTTCAGCCTTCACTGGCTCCCAGCCTTCACGACGACGGAGCGATACATTTCGTTGGTCTTCAAGTCCCATTACGGATGTGCGGACCCAACGGAATCTATATCCATCTTGTGGTTCTGGTGTTGGTAATTGATTAGGAGGCACCCATGATTCCTCACGAGATTCTGCTTCACGACTTTCCAACTCACGGCTCATACGATTCTGATTTTTCATTTTCTTAACCTCTTCCATTAACAGCTTCCCATTGTTTCGCATATTCCTCTAAAGGAACTCCAAGACGACGCGCCACCGCAGCACCACCGGGTGGGACTTTTATGGTTTTCGAGGAGGGACTTCTAGAGGCGGGCGCGACCACAGTAGATCGCTGTCTATTTTGATTTTCTTTCCGGGGGGCATCCTCAAATTTCTCTGGGAACATCTCTCGGAGACGCAAATCAAGGCGTCTGTAATATTCATCCGTACGAGGGTCTATGCCTTCTCGTATGAGTTTCTTATCTGTAGCGTAAGCAATTGCCGTCATCTCATCATCTACACCAAACCAAGCATTGTTCTTTTGGAACCATGCCTCAGCTTTTGGATCAGCTTTTGGCACTGCTGGCTGCACAGATGGACTTGAAGCAACTGGCGCTTGGTTATTATATACAACATCTTCGGCTTGTTGTAAAGGGGGTCGACGAGAAAATTCTCTTTTTTCTGAAACAAGTTCAGCCATTTTCATCTGGGCTTCAACCATTCCATCAGAGTCACCAGACTCGTACGCCTCCTTATACGCTCTCTGTGCCTGAGAAAGTTCAGTGTCTAATTTAGATTTAACAGTATCGTTATAGAGAGTAGCTCCCTCACTCAATACATTCTTTAGACGCTTGTTTTCTTCATGCGCAGCTTGGGCATACCGCATTGCCTCTTCTTGCTCCTGCTGAATCTGCAGGCGCATCTGACGCTCTTCCTCAACCTGTTTCTTAAGGTTTTCGTACTCGTCGTCCTTGCTCTGCTTGTATTCAGAAAGCTCCGCACGCACCGTTGGTTTTTCGGCTGGGGCGTCATCTTCCTCTACTTCTACCGTAAATTCAGACTCGACAGCGGCTTCTTTCTTGGTTACTGCGTCCTCTGAAGGCAAGCCATCAGGACCCAAACCAGAGTCCTCGTCCTCAATTAAGGTCTTAAGTTTATTTACCATATGCTCTCCTTATGCTCGGGTAAATCCAGATGGGTCAACAATCACACCTTCTACGGTGTCATCATTGATTAGACGAAACTCGTGCCCACCAACGTTAAATCTGGTTCCTGAGTAGGAACGCATGATTATGAAATCACCTATAGAACACCAAGCCCCTGACGGGAACTTTATTGTGTCCTTATAAGCATCTTCTCCCATTGCCATGACGTACCCAACAACAGATGCGGATTCTTCTGCTTTCTTGGTTGCGTCAGTCAGAATAATCCCCGACTCCGTGGCTTTTTCCTCAAATACTGGTAGCGCAATCAACAGCTTCCATCCCTTTGGAATTGGCACAGTGCCAGATTTAAGCGATTCTTCTGCCTTTTGCTTTGTAAGCTCCAGACTTGGGTACCCCACACCTCTAATCATTCAATTTCTCCTTTCTTCATCCTATCGGCTAGTTCATTAAAAATGCTTCCTGCAAGTCCTAACCCTTGGATAAGTCCAGTCTTGTACTTATATTCCTCGAAGTTATTTATTGCTCCATCTGCAAGTGAGACGGTATGAAACTCCACCTCATCCTGCAGCTTCTCCATGTATAAATCTTCAAACGACATCGGCATTACTTACTCCCCTTTCCCCGGTTTTACTGTTGCTTTAAAGCCTTCAAGCATCGCCTTAGCCTCCCGCTCTGCTTGTTTATCTTGTGCCATCTGATCCAATTTAGCCTGCTCCAAGGCTATACGGGCAGAGTTAAGTATGGCGTCAGACTCATCTTTCTTAGTCTTACGGTCCACATCAGCGGCTTTAATAGCCAACTCTTCACGCTGGATCTGATTAAGCGGATCTTGTGCCTGAGCCTGTTGAGCCTGCATAGCAGCATCAGCCTCGTTCTTCTGCAATACCTTCTGAGCAGCGTCAGCCATGAGGCGGGAGAGTTGAACCTCCATCTCAGGTGGCATCTCAGAGCCAAGGGGCGGTATAGAAATACCCATAGCCATCTCAATCTGGTTGCGGTACTCAAAGCCTAGGTGCTCTGCAATATGCGCCTCCATAGCAGCCATGATGGCGTTCGCTTGTGGCGACTGACCAACCAACTGACGGATCTTCGGGTCTTTAACAGCAGATGTATGTACCTTGATATGTGCCTCATGATCTTGCTCAATGAACGCCTTAACAGGTTTGCCCTGTAGAACTAGCGCATTCTCAGACACAGGATCACGATACGGGACATTGTCCTTATCTGGCACGATCTTATCGGCATTCTCTAGCCCGATCATTCTCACCATGCTGCGGTGCAAGAACGGTATGTCATAGATGTCAGGACGCTGTTGGGACAACTGCATCACAGCTTGATACTGCAACAGCCTTTGCGAGAACGTAGAAGCGTTCGGATCAGACACAGGAATAATATCTACCCGCTCGAAGTCCTCCATCTTCACCATCCGACTGGGGTCCACGTTGTACTCGTACTGTGCGGGCGGTGTCTCCGATATGATCTGTTTTAACAGACCAAACTCTTTCTTGAGCGTAGCGTGCATGCGAGCCTGTACGGCAGACATGATCTTGAGCATCCGCTCTAATACGGCAAGAGTTGTACCTACTGGAGTGTTCTGGTCAACGTCGGCAATCTTCAAATCTGCAACCGCCGCCATGCTACGACCTTGGTCAACGATCTTATCAAACAGAGCTAAGAGAGTCTGGCTAGGTTCTTTATAGGGCAAGAACGCAATGTTTTCTTGGATCTTACCGCTTGGCAGGTCCACATCTCTAAACTCGCCCGGCATGATCGGAGTCTCGTCTCCCTTAATCCTCATACCCCGGGTCTTTAAACCGCCGGGCAAGTTAGCCAATGTACCCGCATCAATTAACTGACGCAGGAGCGATGTTGCGCTCTTCGCATGTCCACCAATTAAGTGGATCAGTCCGTATGAATAGAACCCAAACCCAGGCACATAGTCATACTTGACGTAGTGCATACGGCGTGTGTAGGTCTCGTCCTCTTCATCCCAGTTGCGATAGATAGACAGGATCTTACCGGTGTACTTCTCAATAGTTACTACGTACGGAATCTCAATCTCACCCTCTGCACGGTAGGGGTCGGTCTCAATGTCGAGGTTGACGTTCATCTCCAGCAAGAGATAGCGGTCGTCTTTGACAATGTCAATTCCTTGAGCTTCTGCCTCGTTCTTCTTGACGTCGTCGATAGTTAACTCAGGTGGATCTTCTAAGTCAATGTCTCGATAGAACCCAGCAACCATCAATTTGCGAATCTCGTTCTTGGTCTTACGCATCACATGCGTAAACCGCTCACATGACTCTAAGTCTGAGGCTCCGTATGGGGCAACAAAATCATCTGCCGCTACAAACATCGCTTCAGGGCGCTTTAAGAACTCGTCGTAGTAGATCTTTTTAAACGCTGAACCCGTTAAAGGTAGTGACCACAGCATCCGCTCATGTTCACTGCGGTAGTTAAACATCTTTTCGGTCAGGACAAAGTTCATATAGTCCTTAACACGGTCTGCAGCCTTATCTGCAAACTTATCTTCCTTACCTACAATCTTAGTTTTGACTGGACCGCTAGGTGGGAAAGTCTCCATGATGGCTTCTGACTGAAAACGCACGGTTGCCTCGGTCAAAATAGGGTGAAATACCCCGCAAGCCCCAGGCCAAGGCTCTGTACGGTTCTCAATCTTAAGTCCCAAGAGGTCTAAACCTGTTTTATAGGTCTGTTCCCAGTCTTTTCTAGAGCGTTTATCACTTTCAAAGCTATCAACTAGGTCTCCAGAAACGTCTTGGAGCTCCCCTTCAGTCATAAACTCTGCAAGATTGGAGTAAAAGTTCTCTAAACCCTCTTTTTCCTCTTCTGGCTCGCCAATTTGTACCTCTAAACCATCAATTCCAATGGTTACTTCCTTTGGATCTTCAATTTCAATGGTTACTGGAGGTGCTTGTTCGTCTACAAACCCCATTGGAGCTTGGTAAAGCGCTTTATCTATTGCCATTTTCTAGTTCCTTTGCTTTATTAAGCAGGTATTTGTTAATCTGTCGCACCCTTTGTCGGCGCTTGTACCATTTTCTCGGATTTTTTAGTGCTCGTACAGCACTAAACCATCTCCAACATGCGTAATCCCACAATCTTTTAGCGAGCGTTCTTTCATCAAACGCATCTTTTTTTAATACTCCCGTTATTTGAACCCATCTATCCATTAATAGTAAGCCCTTGTTCTAACTTCAAGGGGTGTATCTTCCTCATCACTATTAATTCTAATGAAACCACCTTGTCTAAAACGCAGTAATGCCTGTGTGCTTGAGTCTACCAAGTCGTCATGTTCGCCCGCCGGGAACGCAGCAAATTCTTCAATGACTTCCTCAGCCCACCTAGTCTCCGGCGCCCAGATAATGCCCGACGCAAATAGATCCGATACTGCGTTAACCCTTGCAATCTTGTCGTTCCCACGGGAGGGAGTGTATTCCGTGACAGGGATACCCATAGCCCGTAACTCAAATACGAGGGGCGCTCCGGCTGCTTTAGCTTCAATAATACAGGCGTCCGGATTCCAGTCCTTATACTCCTCGACAGCCTTCTCTTTGAGTTCCGGGAACTCCAAGCGCTCTTTGTAAGCGTTGAGAAGTATGACGTTTGGCTGTTTGTATCCTGTGTCTTCATCTTCTCTGTAAAACACTCCCCATGTTGTACACGCTGAAAAGTCCGAGCGTGTGTTCTTTGTGAACGCTGTATCCCACGACTGGATGATGAACTCGCACGCTGGAGGGTTGCTCTTTGTCCAAGGCTTCCACCACTCTCGCTTGATCAGTGCTCCCTCTGCCGAGGTCGGCTCCTGCTGATACTGCGCCTGCCACTTGTGCACGGGCAGCTGTTCTTTTAATACTTCTAATTCTTTTAAAGGCCAGAACTCAGGCCAAAGCGGTTCCCCAGACGGCATTATGGCTGGGAAGCTAATCTGCTCCCACGTTTCTCCATTTCTCTGGATACTGCTTTTTATTACCTGTGCAGCCAAGTCCCGCTTACTCCAACGGGTCATCACGATAACAATAGACCCCCCAGGCTGCAGACGCTGCCGTGGACCGGAGGTATACCACTCATACGTCTTGTCGTATATCTCTGGGTTTGTTTCTGCTTGGACTGCCTCTTGCTCCGAGTGCGGGTCGTCTATGATAAGTAAGTCTGCACCTTTACCAGTAACAGCACCGCCAACACCGATAGCAAAGTATTCGCCGCCGTAATTAGTATTCCAGCGACCAGCAGCTTTGTTATCTGCTTGCAGTTCGACATTTTGGAAGATCGTTTTGTATTGCTCAGAATCGACAAGGTTCCTTACCTTTCTACCAAACCCAGTGGCAAGCTCTGCCGTATGACTGGTCTGGATTACCTTCTTGTGGGGTAGTTTACCTAAAAACCAGGACGGGAAGAGATAGGAGGCAAACTCCGACTTGGTGTGGCGAGGAGGCATGTTAATAATCAAGCGCTTACAAGAACCATTAGCAACACGGTTAAAAGCATCAGCCATGATCCTATGATGATCGCCACCAATAAACTCAGGCCACATGTACTTGGCATATTCAAGAAAATCGGTCTTGCAGGCTTTGACTTCATCCCGTCGGTCTTTTTCCAAAAGCCTTTCAAGAAGCCTCTCCTTCTCCGCTCTACTGAGCTGCTTGAGGTTGACTGTTTTGCTTGGTGAAGGGGCTTCGTTCTCTTGCTGATCCAAACACTTCCTCCGGAGTTATATCAATCGTGTTCTTACTAAGGATGGACTGAATACGCTTTTCAAGCTCTTCATCCAACTCTTCATCACTCTTAGTCTTGTAGGTAATCTCGCTCTTCTCAGTAAAGAGTCCAACATCGCTAATCTTACCTAACAGCTCTAGGGCGCGGATCCTTATACGGGCATCGTTGTCGTCGCTCTCTAGGATTAGTTTGTTGGTTACATAGTTGCGCAGACGTGCTGCCTCGACCACAACCTGCTCTTCGTACTCTGTTAATAGTCTTTGCACATGTGCTATGGCACCGGGATTTTTAGACAGTAGCTTCTCGTCTAATTTCTCTTCCCCCCGAATAACATCGCGTGCTACAGCAAGATCCTCGTAGTCGTCTTCGAACTCTGCCCCCGCAGATCCTAGGATATTGATGGTCTTGACGGCAACCTCCGCCCGCTCACGCAGTGTCAATTTATCGAAGTCCTGGTCATTAGGATCAATAAAGGGGATTTCGAGGTCGGGTGTCAAAATCAACATAACCGGAGTTTAACCACAAAAGTGTCAAAAATGCAAGTGTGTCTAAAAATATATACCCCCCGGGGGTAGGGGAGGTAAAAATAATGAAGGGGGT